GCCGTAGTTAATGCAGTGTTAGCCGTACCGTTAGCTGTATTCGCAGTAGTATTAGCAGTCTCTGCCAGCTTCGGGTTAACCGCTCTTTGGTAGTTCCGCACCTCACAGGTAGTAGCCGTGAGCATGTACACCTCGAAGGTGTCCCCCGCCGCTGTGGTGATACTGGCCCCACCTTGCAGGATAGTCAGTCCTGCGCCTGCGGTAATATTTCCAGCACCGAGACACTTGCGCTTATAGGTTATCCTTGCCACACCGTGGAATGCTGTGATGGCTACGCCCGTGGCAGAGAGTGTGCCTTCGAGTGATTCTCCGGTGAAGTCGGTAGTCGCGGCTCTTGTGGTAGTTGTTACGGTTTGGTCAACTTGTTGGGCATTGCCTGCGGTTACGCCGATTTGACCCATTGCTTCCATCGTGCTTTTCCCAATACGATGCTCAATCCGATCCCCGGCAAGATGAGCCACTCCGGTTGTTCCGTCCTGGCCGCGAGTGATCGTCAGGTTGTCGCCAGAGATTGCTGTCACATAAGCGATTTCAGAGACGTTGTTCGTTGCATCCAACAACACAATGCGCACTTTGTTTCCGGTTGGGATAGTCCCAAATCTGGCACCATGCCCGGCCGTCAACGGAAGCGTTGTAGTGCTGCCATTTATTCCGGATGCCAGTGTAGCCCACACCCTGTTTAAGAAAAGTTCCATTTCAGATTTCCTTTACCTTGACATAAAAATCAGCCTCTTTCACCCGGCCTTCGGTGCTGGTGATTGTTACGGTCACCTTGTACCGGATTCCATCGGCACCGCCAGACACCCATTGTTTTACCAGCTTTTGGGTATTATCGACAACAGACAATCCGACTGTTATGCCTGCATCACCAACGGCAGATGCTTCCGTTATGCTGTCCGTGCTTGGCAGCCACTCGTTGCACGCGATGTCTATGTCAATCACTTCGGCGGGTTGTTTTTGATATATCGCTATAGCCATGGTTACACCATTAAGTAATTGTTGGTTTGTTCGTGCTGAATCACAGCATCTGGTGGTAGAACGATATTTTGAATCCATTATCATGGATCGTCATTCCTGCATCATGCGACAAAGAGATCACCCTTTTTTCTTCCGACATACTGAATGTCATTTCAGACAAATCCAACGGAAGAGTCGCACCTATTGCAAGTGTTTGGCTTGTAGCCAATGATGTCGCAGAGGCATTCACCATGATGTTGCCATTCGCAATCACGCTCGATGTCGATTCTGATACGCCCATACCGGCCAGAAGTATGTTTGCCGCTGCGATGCCGTATGGCGACGATGATGACACCCCAATGCCATTCCTAAACCTCACCCCTATTCCGCTTGCGGATGGGGCTGAACTTGCTGCGGCTACTGCATTTGCCTGCTTTATTCCGACGGCAGAAACAGCCGGTGAAGACACTGATATTGCAGTTGCAATCTTCGACAGCCAAGACCAGGCAGAGACAGATGATGATGAAGATGAGTCAGCAAAACTATAGGACAACCCGCCGTCCAGCTTTACTGCATCCAACATCAGGTCATCAAGCATGGCGTTACACCGTATCTGGCTTGATCGTTATGGCCCCGGCAGCAAAGGCAAGCTGATCGCCGGGTTGAATGTTTTTGGTGGATTCAAGCGCTCCTGTGTATAGGCAGTTTCCCGCACTGACAGCATCAAAGATTCCAAAATGCGTAACAACAACATCTACCCCGCCGCCGTTTATAGGGAATTGAATCTGCGCAGAATTCGACGACTGATTGTCAGCCCCTGATGGAGCATTCCATCCGCCGGTAACATTTTGTCTTGCATATCCAGAATAGGCACATTCATTCACATTGCCATCATCTGTTGGGTCGGCTGTGAACAAACCAACATAGAGCGCGGTTGGGACGGTGAATGACGTGCCGCGCAATGAGCTGTTGACTATCATCGCCTCTAAATAATTGCTGAATCCTGTCATGGTTTACCTGCTCCTTGTTAAATTGTTGACGTGGAGATTGCCGTCGTCGGCAATTTGAAAGCGGAAAGAGCAGACACTGACGACGCCGCTCTATCGAACGACTTTTGGTAGTTGTCTGCCAATGGGTAGTCTGTCCATGGCTTCTTGGCCATCTTGAACAGTTTTGCCTTCGCCCCGGCAGCAATATCCTCAAAGTATTTGTCGATTACCCATGCTTCCATTCCTGTAGCAGTTCGGGTTGGCTTGAGCGCTACCAGCATTTTGATTGCATCGGCAATGCCGGTTTCCGGGTATGGAGTCAGGATAAATTCATCCGATCTTTCTTGCGTGTAATACTGCGGGGTTCCTGGAACATCCTTCCATGCCGCTGTTGCGGTAAATTCTGCCTCCAGTTGATCTGCTGTCGCCGTGGTGATTGGTGTTCCGTTGTAGTATGCCTGCACGATTCCACAGACTTCGGTGCCGCTTTCAGGCTCAAACTGGTACACAGATTGATTCGCAATAGAGCTGATTGGGTCTGCATCAACCACCCAAACCTTGCTTAGATCACAGAATTCAATTGCAGCCTTGCGTATCGCATTGAGGGCAACTGCCGTGGTAACGCCGCCAACATCAATCATAACCTCGTCATACAGGTTGGAGAACGGCTTGTAAATCATAGCGCCCCCTCTTTGAATAATGAGAAGAACATGGTAGCACGCTGCTCGATTACGCTCTCGTCATTTCCGCTTTCTGCGCGGGCGGTGCAGTAATCAGCTACCGCCGGGGCTACCATATCATCCAGCGGGAAAGCGTCTGTCAGCGCCAATGTTGAGATTGAAGGCATAGCAGTGAACATCCCAAAAAACAGGTCTGACCTGCGCGCCAGTAGCAAGTGGATGGCGTTTCTGGCATAAGTGAGCATGGTTTGATCGCTCACTCGCTGTCCGTCGTCATCATTGAGCGGGATTCGCCCCATATCGACAACCTGCTGCATGGTGTATGGCATGGCTTACTGCCCCCGTTGTTGGATCATAGCAAGGATGCGCGAACCCATATCTGCATCGCTTACGCCATCTTCAAAGTTTTCATTGAAGTGCTGCTGCGCATACACTTCCATATCGACCCTGCTCATACCGTTGATGTTTGGCAGAGGCAATGCTGAAGGTTGTCCGGGTTGATTCGCTTGATTTGGCGCTTCACCTTTCTTGATAGCCCCGTCCTGCTTATAGGTGTCAGAGTGCTCAAGCATCTTCTTTGCCACTGCGCGAGTGACGTAATTGATCGCCCCAGGAACAAACATCAGGCCAGTGCCGTACAGATTGTCCACATGCTCGCTCTTTTTGCCGATGTACTTGATTGGAACCAAGTCTGTTTTCACCACCGGAGTTACCGCCGATACATCTTCCGCATACGGGTCTGCGTATGTCATACGCCGAACAATGGCGTGCAGTATGCGCTCTTTCGCTTGCTCTTTCTTTGGCAATTGATCGAATGGCACAAGACGTGGGTGGGTTTTTGCGGCATCATCTTTTTTTGCGCCACGAGACCAGCCATCGCCGATCATTTGTTCCATCCATGCGCCATGTCGCGCATCAGGGCTAATTTCAGGGTCTGAAAACAATTTCACCCCAGCCAACAACGCTTCCTTCTGTGGTTCCGGAAGAAGTTCAAATTCTTGTGCGAGCACTTCATTGCCGTACAACTCGTTCAATACCGACATAGCAGAGTATGCGACCGCAGCAATTCTCATGTTTTTGCTCATTCAACACCTCCTCGACTTGAAAAAAGCGAGGGCCGAAGCCCCCGCAAATTACTGCATTGACGCTTATTTCACGCCCAGGCATTCACCTTCAACTTTGCCGTACACCGTGCCGGTGCCAACACCGCCGACGGTCGGGACGCATTCCAGATAGGCGTCTTTTTCCAGCGTGATGGGCGGGAACAGTTCGTAGGTGGTGGTTGCGACTGCCCTCCATGTGTTTGCTGCAGCGGCAACTGCCGTGGCGGACGGGCCGCTGGAACCGTCTTGATACGAAAACCCGATGTTCACGGCCAAAGTCATTCCGGAATCCAGATCGGGGTTCTTGACAACCACGCGGTCAACTTTGGTGCCTGCCGGAATTTTGCACAGACGTACCTTGTCGGTGGTTGCCAAGTCTGCCGCAACGATTGCGTTATCCGCGAAAACAACGCGGTTGCCATCGTCGCCAGAGAAAGTCGCGGCGGTTGATTGAGGCTGATAGTTTGCATTTGCCATTTTGAATCTCCTTGAAAAGTTTTAACAATCAGGCCGAGCAAGCCCGGCCCAACCTATTGCTACAGCTTAACCGCCGAATCGATGGCGAAAACGCCTTGATCGGTCGGCTCTTTGTTTCCAGCGCCGTCGTCGAAGGTGAAGCGGATTTTGCCCATGCCGCCCATGGACTCGCCTGCAACTTCAAGATTGCGCTCGAAGTTGTACTTGTTTTCCAGCCAGTTAAAGCCGGTATCGGAGCCTTGGTTACGACCGAACACATAGCCCAACGCCTGCGCGCCCATCAGGATTGCGCGATCAACTGCGTAACCTGCTGTCAAGCCAGCATTCACTGCGCCGTCAGTCTCGGTTGCCGAGTAACGGTTTGCGGCAGTGACGATCTTGGTTGTATCGCCAGCGGCATGACGAACCACGAACTTCGGCTGTTTGCGGATCAGGATGCCGTTTTTCATGATCGGCTCGCCGGAGAACAGCGGATGCTTGGTGCCGTAGCTCTTGCGCGCCCATGCGTTTTGCAACGCGGTGCGGTAGTTACTGTCGGCATTGATCTGCGCCCACTGACGTTCGGTCAGGTACAGCACGCCCTTGATGGGATCATCGTCGGCAGCGGGGTCGTCGTTCAGACGGACGGCCTGCAAGCCAAAGTTGTGATCGGACAACAGGACGGCCAACTCATCCACGAGCGCCAAAGTCCACTGGTCGGTGGAAGCGATAGATGCCAACTGTTCGCCGCCAGTCGCGAAACTGGTTCCATTAACAACCAGGTGGCGGTTATACGTCGGTGCTTTGACGCTGTTCACCATGATGTCGTTGAAATCAATATCGGAAGTAGCCGGAACGATCCAGTCCTTGCCGGTCTGCGTACCGCGAGAACCTGCCAGATGGACGATTGCCTTCTGGTTATCGAGGCGACCAAAGTAACCAACCAGTTGAGACATGGCAATGCCGCGCAGGTTGTGCAGGGTGCGCTGACTGGACATCTTGCCGCCAGCATCCACCGATTTGGTGGTGTTGTCGATCTTGATGTCCATAGAAGAGCTGGACAATGCTTCGCCACGGCCTTCTGCATTACGGTCGCCCATGATGGGTTTCCCGTTGATGGTATCGAACGCATCCACGCTGATCGAGTCGCCAGCCGACTTGGAAAGGTCGGTGACGCGCACAATCGGCATGTCAGGGACAGTCTGCCCCTTCAGTTTTGCTTCTGCATCGGACTGCTTGGGGGCTTCGCCGGTCAACACCTTTACCAAACCGCTGAATGCCAACGTTTTTGCGAACAACGCCGCGCTATAGACCTTACGGGCCAACGGCGAACCGGCGGGGATTGAAGTTTGAGACATATCTTTCTCCTTAAACGAAAGACCGCCTGATGACGGCCCTATGAATTCCCTTTACAGGGAGCCTGTATTACTTTCGATCATCCCAGTTTTGCCAGTTCTGCGTCGATCTGCGCTTGAGTCATATTCAAGAAGCGGTTAGTTAATGCCGCCCCTCCCATCTGGTCAAACTGCTCGACTTCATCCCTGGCGGCGGTAATGCCACCTGGTAGATCACTCAGTGTGTTAATGGGTGACGACTGACTTTGACCCTTACTGTCGGCAAATACCGCCGGTTTGGATGATGTAACGCCGAACTTGGATTTAACCAAGGCATGCGCTTCCGTCAAGAACCATTCCATCGGCTTGCTGTCGTTATCCGGGTCTGCTGCCAATGCTTTAACGTAGGTGTTTAGGCTGTTGCGTTTCGCTTCGTCGGTGTCGTAGTCAACAGAATCAGGCTTTGACGAAATGAACTCGGCTTGCTTTTCCTCCCATAGTTTTATTGCGTCTTCTCTGGAGAGTGCAGCCTGTTCTTCCGCTTCCTTTTCCCGTTGCTCCTGCATTTCCTTGGAGATTTGAGCCTTGATTGATGCGGCCAACAGTAATTCACGATCAGTATTTGCCGCGCGTGTCTGTGACTGCATTTCCTCGAAGGTTATCTCTCCTTCCTGGAACTTTGAACCGATTTCAGCGATCATCGCGTCAACCGCCGCTACCTTTTCAGCGTGATCTTCCGGCAGTTCTGCAACGTACTGACGTGCCGCAAGACGTTTGTTTTCCTCTGCCAAGCGTTGTGTTTCACGCTCTTGCGCCTCCAACTTCGTGCGCAGCTTTGCAAAATTCGTTTCCTTGTCAGTGTCCTTGTCAGTGTCCTTGGCTTGCGCCTCGGATTCGTTCTTTCCTGCCGTTTTTTGCTCTTCAGTCTGGCCGGACGAGGCCGATACGTCCTGTTCGTCTGTGGCAGCCGCATCTTGTTCGCCTTGCTTACCCTTGGCTTCCGCCTCAAGTGCCATGCGCTCAATTTCATCGATGCTGCTATTCGCCAGAGTTTCGTTCACCGCTGCTACGTTTCCCATTACTACCTCCATTTACTCGTTACGCAGAGTTGCGATATGCCTTTTAAGGGGCGTAAAAACCATCTTCCGATGGCACTTCAACGCTTACGGCGTCACTCGAAGAATTTTACTGTTGCGGTTCTGCGCCATCATTTCGCACAGTCTCGATGCCGCGCATCATACCCGCTTCCTGTTCCGGTTTTTGCGGCGACATTGTTCCTGGTTCTGGTTGAGGCTGGACTTGTTCAGTTTGCACCTGTGCTGATGGGATATTGGGGTCTTGGCCGGAAGGGTCTCCCTTGTATCCGGCTCCCTTTAGAATCTCATCTGCAACCGGAGTTACCCCAGGAACTGCGGCAACAATCTGCGCCGCCTGAAGTGCTGCGTACATTGCCTCAATCATCTTGGCTAGACGCTCTGCCTCAACTTTGGAGTTCTGTCCTGCCATGTTCTGCGCTTTGGCTTCCAGCAGTGCGGCTTCGGCGTCCTGCATGCGACGAGCCAGAGCGGCTTGCTCTTCCTGCATTTGCTTCGCTCCCTGCTTTTGTGCCTCTTCCTCTTCCGGCGTGAGGTCGTCTTGGATATTCCCCAACCTTTTGAGGCGAGAAAGAATCTTGTCTTTCTGTGGAACATCAGTCATTGAAACAAAGATGTCTGCCAGTGCCGCGCGATACTCCGGCGACAACCCTTGTGTGAATTGGCTGAAAATCTGCAACTGCTGCTGTCTAAACGCCGGTGTACTGGCAACATCTTCAAGCACAACCTTGGCTGGGATCGATCTGACCTCGTTCTTGATGCCTTGATCTGTGCGCTGGTTCAAATAAACCACACTGCGCTTGCCTTCTTTCTTGATAGCAACCGCTATTTCACCATCAAGCATGTCTGCCCGAACTTCAGAAAACAGCAATTCTCCGACCTGTCTGCGACCGAACTGGTAGTTATCGTTGATCTTTGCAAGCGTAATGTTGCCTTGCTCGATCAATGAGCTGATGGCGATTCCAGAGTCCGCGCCGCTGCCCTGACCCATCATGGAGCGGTAAATGCCGCCAGCCTGTTCAACGTTTGCCACCGCCTCCATCCTGCGCTGGAACTGCTGGCTGTTCAGGCCATTGTCGTTGTCCTCCTTGAATCTGGAGTTTGGCTTGGATGGGTCGAGCAGGATGATTGAATCTGGCCGAGCCAGGTTTTCCCGGATGTTTGCCCAAGTGTTGTGACGCTGATCCAATGAATCAGAGTCGGCCCTTAATCTACGGCTGTTCAGCATCCAATGCATCTTTGAGTCGGCGCTATTGACCACATCCTGTGGGCTGATCATGGAGCGAATCAAGCCATACGGAACTCCGCTGGTATCCTCAACATAACCCCAAAACGGCACATAAGGGAAATGCCGGTGATGGTACGGAGAAGCAAAGTCGTACAGGCGGTGACACCCAAGATAGAAAGCCACGCGGACATTTGAAATTGGGGCTTTATAGACCTGAATCACACCGGCATTTGCCGCCTCAAGGTGGCGAGGGTTCTTTTTGTTGAAGATTGCCGTGCGGCCAGTGGGAAGTTTGAACACTTCGCTTACCGTCCACACCCGATACCACACTTCAAACAGTGTTGCGCGGCGGCGGTCAGCATTGCGCCACTCGATAGAGTCGATGTTTGTGATCCGCTCAAGGTGAGCTGCATAAGCAAGTTTGGTATCGATGTTGGACTTCGTGTCCCACTGCCAAGTGCGGAAACGATCCTCAATCGACCACTGGATAAGGTCTTTGTGCTCCGGCATCATCGCCATGAGGATGTCTTGGTCGAATGTGCGCTTCCTGATCAGGTAACGTGCATCGCTCAAATCTCGCGTCCTGCTGCGCCAGTCCCACCAGATTTCGTCTCGATGTAAGGATTGGACTCGGTACGGGTATGCCAGAGCATCGGTTGCGCGGGCAACCTCGACCCATCCGAGTCCTGCTTTAACTTGGGGGGCGTATGCGTCAGAGATGGCAATGTCGGCCCGACTCTCGCGCTCTGCCTCGTTCAGCTTCGCGTTCATGGCGTCCAGCATTTCTTCCGGCACGTCCTGAACCTCATTCTCCTGGGTAACTCTCCAATCTGTACGGGTCTTTGCCTCCATGCCCAACACAGAATTGATGGCAGGAGCAATTAGATTGGTAATCAACGGAGGGATTCCAAGCCTCTCCATGCGCTCAAGTCGATCTTGTGTGAGCTGGTGTCCATCGTAGTAATCTGCGCACTTTGCCGCCTCTTCACGCCACGGCGGCTGCCAACGTAGGTCGGACAGCATATCCTCAAGCTGCTGCAGCGACAGTCCGCCATCTTTACCGGACATGACGATCTTTCCGTCAGAACCAGTCTGCCCTTGAGCCATAATCGATTCCCTTGTTGTTTTGCGGTTCCACAATAGCGAACCGTAAATCCATAATCCCAATGCGCGTAGCTGACAACAAATCGTCGCGCAACTTCACAATCAAACCTTTTTCCCTGTGATACAGGCGGAATTCCTCGAACCAATCTTCCAGGTGCGAAAATACCTTGAATCTACCTGTTTGCATCCTTGTTAGCATTTCCTGAATTCCTGCCTCGGTGGAAATCCTGCTTTCCTTTCTCTCCCCAACCATCGGAGACTCTGGAAACGCTGCATGTTCTGGACGCATATTAACCCCGGAATTGCGGTATTGAACCGCAAGTTGCTCGCCGTGCATTGCATCGCGCACCTGATAACCGTCATGCGGCCAACTCGCCGGAATCCATGCTCCCTTTCCGGTTATTGTCAGCGCTTGAACTGGTATCAGCGTCTCGCGCGCTCTATAGGTGTCATAGACATAGACGGTATCTGTGTCCAAGTCGTGAGCCATCCACACCCACCCGGATGGGTGATCCCATCCAAAGTCACCGCCTACCAGCCTGCTCCAATGCTTTGGAATGGCAAACGGAGCACATTTGATAAACTCTTCTAATACTGGGAATATCAATCCGCTACCCAATGTTGGCATGCCTTTCGCTCGCGCATCGCGCTGATGGGCCGGAAAACTGGCGATGATCCTGTCTCGTTCTTCCTTCGAGATATGCTCCGCATCCTCGATTGTCATGTTCACATCCGCACGATCCGGTGTTGCATCCTTACCGAGAAATCTTAACACCACGCTGGACATTCCAAGCAACGGCGTAAAGCTCAACGCAGCGCATCCACCTGTTGCTATAGTCCGGGCCAGCCCTTCGTCGTAAATGTCTTCCGGTGGTTCTTCGTCAAACCAAACAAAATCTACTGGTGGCCCCTGCCATTTTCTGCGACCTTGTGCGTAATACTTGAGGCGCAACAGCGACCAGCCATCGAACTTACCGTCCGTGTGATGCCTGACTTTGATGAAGTCATACAGGTTTGCTACACCCATGGCCATGCCGTAATCACCCAAGCACCTGGCTGGAATAGCTCCAGTCCCTTCCTCTCCAATCGTTCCAAGCAGTGATCGTTGAGGATTGTCGCGGGTTGATTCTCCTGTTTCAGAGGACGCCCAAACAACAACGGGTCGCCGCCATACACGACCTACCCAATCTTCAGGATACAACCCTGTCAGATGATAAGCCGCCTCGCTTCCAACACAGAATGTCTTTCCGTTCTGGTTTCCTGCGCGCAGCAACCTCTCTCGTTTGGACTTCCCTAGACTATGAAACAAAACCTGCTTTGGGTATGGCCGATAGTCAGCCAGGCGCTCAAGCGATAAAGCGGCCTTTGCCTCTACCAGCAGTGCGTTCCTGGCTTCCCGTGGTAGAGAATCAACCCAAGATAGATCAGAGCTTCCCATTCGACTGCTGTAGCTTCTCAACTATTGATTTGAGCATATCACGCGGAAGTTCGGACAACATACCCAACCCCCTCTGCTTATTGTCGTTTTCAAACATGCCAAGATGCTTCATTGCTTGTTCTCTGGCTTGGTGCTTACCAGCCCATTTAATCTTGCGTACATAAATAGGCGCATCAGGGCTTCCTATTTGCTCAAACTCCACCGATGTCAGCGCCATTCGAACATCCTCATCCAGCTCGGTGATGTTTTTGAGAGTCCCGTCTTCGTTGTAGAGTTTTGCCGGGTCAAAATGAATCTCTTGAACGATGCTTCTGACAACCATCTCCGTGCTCAACTCGTATTTTTTGGCCGTATCTTTCGCCCTCATTGAGATAGTAGCTTGAATTTCAACGTCTTTCAACAATCTTTGCCCTTGGCTTCCGGCTGTTTTATGACTGAATCCCGCCGTCTTGGCTGCGTCTGTGGCATTCCCGCCATTGGTAATGTAAGCCTCAACAAACACTTTACGACGATCAGCGGCAGCCCCCTTCGAGGTTCCTGCTTTGGTCTTTGCGATTGGCTTCTTTTTTGGTTGTATCTTGCTCATATCATATTGTTTGGGTATTTCCCAAATACGTTGTTCTGAATGTAGCTTCCTGGTGATTTGGTGTAGCTTAATT